ATATTAATTCTCTCTTTAAGTAAATTTAAATGATACTCAATAATTTGATCGGCTTTATTAATATCTCCAGGCCAGACATTTTCTAATATTGAAGGATACCTAGCTATCGTATCATCATAATTTTCATGTATCATTTTATGAATACAGTGATTCAAAGGAACACATGGAACACATCGATTAAAATGAATATCATTTAATATTAAACAAACATAAAAACTATTGACAGGTAATTGGTATTGATTAAATTTATCTAAAATGTGTTCTACCCATTCCCAAAGAGTTATTCGAAAATGATGAACTTCAATTTGCACCCCATCTCCATCTTTGGTTAAACCGGTAGCAGCACATTTATCTCGATTAAAACTATTTAACCATATTAAGTATTCTTGACTAGTTCGAAACTGCTTAAGAACATGTCGAATAAAACTTTTATAATCATCTGCATCAAAGAAATCATAAAAAATATTGGTATACATATTAACCAACCGTAATAAATGTTTGTGGAAATTTATGACGTGATTTCAATTCTTCAAGAAGCTCTTTTTCTAATTCAACTGATTCAGTATATAACGCTGATCCAGAACCACTCAATGAACCTACTGGAAGTTGTACACCATCATATTTCCTACGAATTTGGCCTAAAACTTTTCCAACTCCAGCTTGGCAAAAACGTATCATCCAGTTGATTTCATAATCAGATAATGAACTAAGATTTGCATCATGATCAACTGTTATTGCAAATTTAAACGTTGTTGAAGTATATGGCGCTGGATTTAATCTAACAATATTGGGTGGAACTAGTTCGGCCGATGGTTGAGTCCCAAACATCCTCTTCGCCATATCATAAGCTGTAAACATCGAGATATAATTCTCGAGATGACTAGTATTATTACTAGCGGCTAATGACATTGGAATAGCTAAGAATGATTGAATAGGCATACCTAAACCGATTAAATATTCTGCAGAAACATAAACGTCTAAAACTGCATTTACTTGTTCATATTCATGAATTATATAATCTGTAACGTACGGTGTTATTGATTTAGTAATATAATCTAACTTAGGTGAATATGTATTTAAATATAATATTGTTCGTTTAAGAATATATTTAAAAATATCATCTGAAATTTCAACAGCGACTACTGGCCAACCGAATTGACTATAAACCCTTGATTTTAATTCATTAAAGTCATCCTCTTCTATTGCTATATTAACATCCGTAGATTTGAATAGTACTCCCATAAAAACCAAACCCTTCTAAGAACTGACCCTTTAAGAATTAATTTCAGAGATTTTCTTTACCAATTCATTTTTTGTTAGTTTGCTAGGGTTTTCGATATTGAGTTTTTCAGCTAATTTAATAAGATCGGCCCTTTTCATCAAATTCAGATTGGATACAGGTTCAATTACCTCTTTTTCATCATATCTATCTTTAGGTTGATCTTCAGATGTCTTTACTATATCTTCTGTTACTATATCTACCGTATCTTCTGATGTAACCTCGGTTGGTTTCTCAACAGGTTTAACAATTGGCCTTTCTAATTTAAACTCATCTACCAATTCAGGTTGTGAAGTAATATATTCAGGTCTAGCAATAATCTTTTGTTGGCTTTTTAAAAAATCAATATCTTCTTTGCTAAATTTGACTTCATCTGCATCAAAAATATCTCCTGCTTTAATCGTTACACCGTTATGACCAAATGTAATAAAAGCATAATATTTATTTTTTTTCATTTACCCTCTCCACCTTATCTATAAAACGCTTTATAAATATTAGCAATAGAAGAATCTTTTTTCTCCTTATTGCCTTCTATTTTAATTTTTGAATTCTCTATATTTTCTTCATCTAATATTTCTTGTAATTCTTCAATTGAAATATTTTTCCAAATTTTTGAATTTGATCGTTTTTTCATAAATTCAATAATTTCTACCCTAGCTTTTTGGGCATCTTGTAAACCAACACTATTGCTTAAAATTTTAGCCATATCTCTTAAAAGGAACGCCTTACTTTTAGTCCAACAATATAAAGCATGTGCCCAACTAAAAACTAAGTCATCCTTTACACCTGTAGGCTTTCCATGATCATCTACAATAAAACCTAGTAACTGATGATGTAACCTTTCTGATCTTATTATACCTCGTTTTTTCACGACGTCCTTCATACGTCCGGACATAATAGCTTCAAATTTAATTCGAGCTGACGCTTTCTCTTCATCTTCAGAGATTATTGTATTCAAAGCCTCTGTATATTTATCAAGAATAATATTGTACATATTAGCTAATATTATATCTCTTGAAGAGCCGGTAACTAATGTTCCAATCATTGATTTAAATAAATCTTTATTGTTTAAATTGCCATTTAGTTCATTTTTATTATTATCACGATATAAATTGATACCAATTCCACCGGTACGGTCGATAATTTTATCAATTAATACTTTTCCTACAGCGTTTCTTTCAATATTGATTAGAGCGTTATTATACATCTTTGAAATTTTAATTACAATATCAGCAAAATCGTCCGGTTTTATTAGATTACTATCATATTCAGCAACTTGTTCTAATGTAGAAGCCTTTATAACTTGGATTGTACTTGAATCTTTACGATCACCATAAGCGACATCAACACCCATTACATATGATTGTTCTTTATCTGCTAATTCCCATATCCATAGATGATCATCTAGATCTTTTGCAATTGGGTCTATTGTTTCAATTGCATCTAATATTGGACCAGGGATGTATGTATTACCAGAAGAAACGAAAGATAATTCTAATTCAGCGGCAATTGATCGATAATTCCAGTTGAGCTGACTACATTGATCAATATACCATTTTTCATCATATTCCGGAACAGCAGACCAATGTATCTTAACTGGAATATATTTATTATCCTTTCGTAAAGCACCTTCATACATTTCATAATACCATTTACCAGTTCCTGATATACCATTCGGAGTTGATATAATTATTATTCCGTATGGTTTACCTTTCATAGAATTAAACGCTCTGGATATAGTAGGATAACCTGCTTGATAGACCAATTCAACATTTTCAATAAACGCTGCTTCGTCAATAATCAATAGGTTGATTGATTCACCTAAGCTTGAGCTTCTTGTAGCTGGAACTGCAACAATCTTAGAACCGTTAGAAAAAATAAGGGTTTGGCGATTGTCAACAACAAGTTTTAGTTTCCATTCATCTTCAGGTAAATATTCATACATTTTTCTTATTTTATCAAGGAATGAGCTGGCGTTTCTTTGTCCAGCAGAAAATATTAATATATTATAGTTTGAATAATGTAAGGCGGCCCATAAACATATTGATTGGACTAAAGTCGACATCCCAATTTGTCTAGACTTAAGTGTTATTATAAAATGTTTTAATAGAAATAGCTTAATAAGTTTTTCTTGAAATGGATACAAATTAAATGGAATGATCCCATGGGCTGGATGTTGGATCTTTACATTATTTTTTATCCATTCAATTGGATTCTCTCGATTATATATTAGTTTTTCTATTATTTTTGTACTATTAAGATCATTCATCCACAATTCTCCTAAAAGTGAAAAAATTAGTTAAATTTTTCTTTTGATATAAGTTAATTTCTGTCCTTAATTAATTTTAAATTTAATATAAAGGTGGGAAAATTATAATATGTCAGATATAGTTAATAAATCTTCATTCAATTGGAATTTTAATGAGGATGATTGGTTTGTAGATTTAATTATGCGTCGATCAGATATTAGACATCGGATATTTACGTTAAAAGATTATTTGACATCAAAAATAAATGATGTCGTATATGAAATATATACAATTGTAAAAGAATATCGTACCAAATTAGAAAATGAATCATATGCCTTTATAAATAAAAAGAACTACTTAATATTAGCTGAAAATCCAGATAAAATTCAAATATCACTAGAAGATGAGTATCGTTTAAAAGATTTAGTTGATAAATATAAAATTTATGATTTAATATCATGGTTCCATTTAGGTAAGAATACCAAAATATTTAAATATTGTACATTACAGAAACAAGAAATATTAGAAAAAATATATCCAATTGTTGATTTAAGTATAAGAAAAGTTATTGGGTCTAAAGTTATAGATCCATATACTCCTGAATTTGAAGAGGCCGTTAATAATGCATGGTTGGCGATTATAAAATATCTTCCTAAAATAGATACTTCCAAGGTTATGTTTAGTATATTTGTTGGAATTGGACATAGATCAGCTATTTATTATAAAGCAACACAACTAAAAGAAAAATATAATGTTGTTCGAATAAATGATTTAAATATAATAAATAATAACCATGAAAATTTAGGAGAAGAATTGTTTATTAATATGGTTGTATCAAATGATCCGGATAGTGATTATGAGATGACTGATGTTGAAAATGATATTCTAGATGAAATTAATTCAATTAATATTGAGCAATCATTCTATCTAGAATCAATCAATGATGAAATTGATGATATTATAAATTCATTAGAAAATCCAGAAAAGACGTCCTGTTTACAACAAAATATTCTAGCACATTCTTATAATATCTTGTCAGGTAAAATAAAGAAAATTTGTTTTGAAAAGATATTTGCTGAATTTTTCATTGATTTAATTAATTCAAAAATTTCAGAGAAATTAATTTCTAAATATACTCCGATATTGACAAATATTATGGATATCGCCACAATTGATCCAAACATTGTAAATGATATTAATTCGAATATTCAAGTTTATAAACTGTTTAGAGACTGGTTAAAGGAAAAAATTAATACCAAGCTTCATAGATATAATATTAAACTAGATGATAACACGGATATTCTTAAAAAACAACATGTGTTAGAGATTGTTAAACGTGAAAATCTAATGATAAAATACATAAAGGAACATAAAAATGAAATACTACCTAAACTACTCGAGTTTAAATCCACGTGTATAAATCTAAGATTCTAGGTGAAAGCTATGTCTATTTTTCGTCATGAAAAAGAAAATCAATTTTTTAAATTAGTTATGAATCGTTTAGATGAAAAATATAATGGTAATATTTTTCATTATAATAATGCTGAAAATGATGTAAAATCTCAGTTACAGCTAATAAGGAAATTAAAATCAGTTAGTGCAATTTATGAATCTCAAAATATTACAAATAAATATACAAAACATACTCATATTGATTTAAATAAAAAAATAGCCGAAATTGAATATTCAGATTATCCAGAAGCTTTATTAAGTTATTCATTGGAATTCTTATCAGTAAAAAGAATATTTCCATATTCTTTAGTTACATTCTTAGATAAAAACAAAGATAAAGATTTAGCTAAATTAAATCCAAGTAAAAGGGATGAAGCTAATAAAGTTTTTACATGGGTTAAAGATCGTATTTTAAATACACAATTTACACTCGGAAATATTTCATTAGATAAAGAATCAGGTGTTTTTAAATATAGTACTAGCATAAGAGACAATAATTTTGGAACAACTTTGCAATATATGACAGCTATTATTGATAAATCTAAAGTAATACAGATACCTGGCACTAACTTGAAAAAGAATTTGCTAGAGTTATCTCATGATTATAGTAGTCTTTTTGCATATTTTATGGCGTTTGGATTTACTGAATTTTATACCAGATGCACCTGTCCAGATTATATTAAAAAATATTCTAAGAAAAATGGAATTTCTAATTATTTCTGTCCACATATTTTATACTCATTAAGCCAAATGCCTTATTATTTAATCTATACATTATCTTAGGTGGTTATATAATGTCAAAGAGAATAGTCTTATCGGCTAAAATCGACTATTTAATTAATTATGCTAAACAACAATATAGTAAATCTAGAGGTTTACATTTAAATTCTGCTGATTGGAAACCTTTTATTACAATTGGGACTCCTCAATATTATTCTTTTATTCTTAATGGGACAATTAAATTTTATACTAAATCTATGATTTCAGGTGAACGATATGATCAGTTACTAAAGTTGACTGATTTTAAAAAATTAGAAGCTCCATTATTATTACTATTTTTGATTGGTCATAATGAAAAGACTATAACAGAATTCATATCTCTTTTATTATCACATGGTGAGGCCAAATTATTCTGTCCATGTAAATCTTATCAATTTTGGGGCCCACATTACAACTTAACAAAAATTAGATCGGCATATGGCCCAGGTGAAATACGTCCACCAGATAAAGGAGATCCTAATCATCAGAATTTAGTATGTAAACATTTATGGGTTATTTTAGATTCATATCCAAAAATGATAAATTCATTTGCCGCCGGATTGCTTCCATATTATAAGAGATTATTCGGTTTAACTTCACCGACTGGAATTAAAAGGCTACAAAAAACATTAGGTAGGACTGGTTTTAAAAAGGTAATTGAGCAAGCGATTATTAATTTAAATAAAATTAATAATGTACAAATAATTAGTAAATTCAAACAATTAACTGATAATAAATTAAATGAGGTTTTGAAACCAAAGGAAAACATTGAACCACTACCGGAATTTGAAACAATTGATAAATCTAAACCGGAAGAAAAAATGGAAGAACCCGAAGCCAAACTAGAAGAGACATCTGAAGTTAAAGAAATAACACCTAACGATATGGAAAAAATAATTGATGAAGAAAAAGGGAATGAGGAGATGTTGAGATGAGATCATCTATGGTAAAAATTTTATCAGATGAAGATAAACTAGCTTCTTATATTCAAGAATTAGAAGAAGATATATCTAAAACCGAAATAATTGATGCAAAATTGGATTTGGTTTTAGATAATATTCTTAATATGTTTGCAAACTTTACTGATAGAAGAGCGTTAAAATCTACAAATATTGAAGCCGTAACGAACCTTTTTAAACTTAAATCTGAATTGCCAATGAAAAGAATTCAGACAAAAAAAATGATATTGGATATTTTAACAAAGAAAAATGAATTAGATATTAAAGCTAAATCTGTAGATGCAACATCAAAATTAGCCGGTGATACATCTGATATTTTAAGAGCAATTTTTATGAAATTAGATGAGCAACAAATTCACCCAAAAATATTTGATGAAGATACACTTCAGAATGAATGTAAAGATATTATTGATGTCCCGGCTGATCAAACTCATATAGAAAAAGAGGAACCTGAAGTAACTGATATAGTTTCATTACAAAAGACGTTAGATAATGAGAATTTTGAATCATTTAACGTGGAGGAAGAACACGATGCCTAAAAAATCAATAATAGGGGATATTGGGGATCGTCTAAACGAAATTATTAAAAACTATACGGCAAAAACCGTTGAAAATCAAATATATGACGAATCTGGCAAAAAGATCGACTTAACAAAGTTAATTCCGCCAAAAGAATTAAGTAGAATTCTACAATCAATCACTTCTGGTAGTATTTTTGGAGAAACGTTATTTGAGAAATTTTTTGATCTATCAATGGGACGGGCCGGCAGATATTCTGAATACGAACAGATATTATATCGTATTCCTGAAGCTGCACAGGCTCTCCAGATTTATGTTGATAGTATATTAGCACCTAATGTTGGTGATAGAGAAAACCAAATTTTATTTGATATTGAGAAAGAAAATAGTATTAGTGTTAAAGCAAAAGAATTAATTCAAATTATATTGAAAAAAACTAATTTTTATGATTTTTTACCTCAAGTAATTTATACTACATTATTATATGGTGATTGTTTTATTGAAGTTGATAAAACAAAATCAGGTATTCGTTACATCCTCCACACCCCAAAGAATTGTACAATCTTATATGATGCAAAAACTGATATTGAATTAGGTCTAATTATTCAGCAAGAATCTGATTCATCTAAATTATTGGATATGTTATCCCAGGCGTATCCTTCATTGACAATTAGCGTTCCTGATCGAGTTATTTCAGTAATAAGCAATAAAACATATATGGCGAATTCAAATAATACTTTTGAAGTTAATTTAATAAAAAATCAAATTGAAGAAATAATTGGAGATTTGTTTAAAGATTATGGTGCTAAATATAAATATTTACCACCCGGACATTACGTAAGATTTCCAATTTATTATAACAATATGTACTATCCTTATGGTACATCAATATTTGATCCGGTAAGATCAATAGCCAAGCAATTATTATTAGTTGAAGCGGCTCTATCAATATATCGTGCGACAAGAACACCTCTTAGAACAGTATGGACTATAGAAGTTGGTTCAACTCCTGAAGATCAAATTCCTGGTCTTATCAATGGAATTATGAATCGTGTACGTAGACAAAAAATAATTAATTCAGATAATGGAACAGGAACGACATTAGATTCAATTCCAGAGATGATGACTCTTGAAGAAGATATTTGGTCTCCATCAATTAACGGAATGCCTCTAATTAAAGCTGAACCACTACAATCTGGTGATGTTCAACCATATATTAATGATGCTGAATATTTTAAAAAGAAATTGTTAGGGGCTTTAGGAATCCCACCCGCTTATCTTGCCGCTGAAGAAGGTGCTAGTACAAGAGCTTTGTTAACACTTGAAGATATTAGATTTAGCCGTACAATAAAGAAATATCAAGGAGATATTAATAATGGTCTAAAAGATTTAGTTGATACATGTTTTATTTTAACAGGTCATCCTGAATTTATTGGATGTGTTAATATTACTTTGCCAGAACCTAAAAATGTTGAAGATAATATTCGAATTGAAAATTTAAATAATCGATTAGCTACGGCAAATTCTATTATGGATAGTTTTCCAAACATTCCTAAATTATGGGTTCTTAAAAATATTATTGGTCTAACTGATGATGACGTAGATGAAATGTCTAAAATGGTTTCTGTACAAAATAATTTAGTAATATTTTCAGAACAAAAACCGGGTAAAATGAGCACAGAAGATTTTAATGCAATGAGTGGTGGAGGTATGCCAATGGGAGAACCTATTGGAGGAGAACTTGCTACTGAAGATCTTGGTATAAATGAAGAGGATGATATGCTTGATGGCCCAATGGGATTGGTTGACCTGGATGAGTTAGGGTCTGAAGGTGAAGAAACTGGAGAGGAAATTACTACAGAAGAATCTGAAGAAAATAATTTGTTATAAAAGAATAATAAATATAAAATTAAAATTAATTTTAATAAAAATATTAAATTAGGAGGCTATATATTCTATGTCAAAAGAAATGCTTAAAAATGATATAAAAAATATGTTATGTCAGTTAATCAGTATAATAGAATGTAATAATTTAAATTATAATTCAAATTATAATTCAATTGTTTCAAAAATATATTCCGAACTAGATACAGTAACACCTATAGATCTATTTGTAATTAGAGAATATTTACATGATGCACTATCAAGTATTTTATCAACAACAAATGTTGATACTAAGGTATCAAAAAAGAAAGTTTCACTTACATCAGCTAATTTAAAGGTTGTTCCAGATTCCGCTGGAAACTACTTTGTTATAAAAAATGAAAATGGCCAAGATAAGATTATATTCCAAACAAATGATAAGAAAAAGGCGGATGAATATGTAAAGACAAATTCAATGAATCCTGCCATTGCCACACCATTAGAAGAAAATCTAGATCAAGAATTAACTGATATTCCATCAGATGATATTCCTAATACTGATGTCGAGGCCTCAGATACAGATTCAAAAGAACTAAAAAATCAGTCAATAGAAAATTCTGAAAATTTAAATATAGAAAAAATGGATACAATTATTCAAAAGGGTAACGATTTAATATCTATCATTGAAAATTCAATTGACGTTATTCCAGATCTTAATGCAATAACAGAACTGGTTACGATTAAAGTTACATTGCAAGATAAGATTGATGCAATTAGTGTTATAGATCCTTCTGATCCAAAACTTGATCAAATGCTTTCAAATCTAACAAATATACTTGATCAAGCTGAAAGTCAAGCCATAGATATAATAAACAAAAATACTCCTGGTGCTAAAATCGATGAACTGATTCCTGCTAAAGAAGTAAAAGAAAAAATAGAAGATGGAAAACCTGCAGTAGAAAGTATCATCATTGAAGATGAAAAATTTGAAGATGAAGTTGATGAAGAGTCTGAAAATAAAGAATTCGAAATTGAAGATGAAATTGACAAAGATTCTGAAGATAAAGAATCTGAAATTGAAGATGAAGAATTTGAAGATTTTGAAGGTTTTGAAGAATTTGAAGACGGAGAAATGGAAGATGAAGAAATGGGAGAATCAAATCTTGAGTCTCTCATTGATGAATTAGTATCTATTGCTGAAGAAAGTGGAGCAGATCCTGAAGAATTAGATGAAATAAAAGAAGACATTTATCAAGTCATTTATCAAGAAATAGATAACCTTAATAGTGAAAGGGAAAAATATTTTGATGGTGAATTAGATGAATTTGAAGAAATAGCAGAAGATGAAGAATCAATAGATGAATCTATATCAGAGGAAACTACAGTATCCCCAGATGATTCTGAGGTGCCTTCTGATGAAGAAGTAGAACAAGTTGATGGTCAAATTAAAGAATCAGTAAGACTATCATCTAAGCAAACAAAAACTAAAATGGATCCATTCGATTTTAAAACATTAGAAGAAGAATAAATTCAACAAAATATAATTAAGAAATTTAAGTAAGGTGTTGAATTAAATATGATAGCTAGTCCACAACGCTATTTATTTCGATCAATAGTCAATCCATTGCTTGAATATACTATTCTAAGTGATGTAAAAGGAAACTTAGGAAACAAGGTTATTGCAGAAGCTGTATTTCAGAAATGTGACGATTCAAATGCAAATGGACATAGGTTTCCAAAACATGTTTTATCTGCGGCTTTAAGTCAAATTGAAGAAGAAGTACAAAATCGTCATTTCTTGGGTGAACTGGATCATCCAGATGATATTAATGATGTTAATCGTATTGCCACAGTTTCCCTTAAGAATGTTTCCCATGTAATTACATCTTTGGCAATGGATGGTAATTATGTTGTAGGAAAGTTTGAAACTTTAGATACACCAAACGGATTGATTTTAGCCTCATTACTTAAAGATAAGATTAAAGTTGGAGTATCTATTCGAGCAATCACAGATCAGGATATTAGTTATGGGTTAAATAATATTGATACAATTAATGAATTTACTCTTATATCTTACGATGCTGTACATAATCCAGCATATTCTGATGCATATGTAAAATCTATAATGGGCTCCGTTTTTAAAATTGATAATAAACCACATATAAAAGTTAAAGATAAAATAATATCTTTATCAGAGTCTGAGCTTAAAGAAATTATTCAAACAGCAATTATGGCTACTATTAGAAAGGTTTATAAAAAGTAAATTAATTATGAATGGAGTATGTTAAACATGTCTATTACATTAAATGATTTTATCAAAAAAACATTAAATTTGATTGATGATCAAGATATCGATAGAGAGTTAAATGCTGCTCAAATCAAATTTGGAGTTGATTTATTCAAAAAAGAGTTAGATATTATTGATTTGGATCAACAAATTTCTAGTATTAATAAAAAGACACAGGAAATAAAATTAAATACTAAAGACTTAAAAAATAAATTAAATTTAATAAAAGACACAATCTAATAGATTGGTTATAAGGGTGGGACTATAGAATGAATATCGATAAAGAATTAATTCAAGTGGCGGTGGATGAAGCCTTAGAAAATGTTCTTAATAAA